TGACTCTTTTTTAGTCTCAGTTGGTGTCTCCTTAGATGCCTGTTGACCATCATCATCCACTGCCTGTAATGATAGAGCACTTTGAAGGGTGTAACGTCTGTAGTAAGTGATTGCACTACCCATCTGTTGTGGTGTGATACCTTGAGGTAAGTCCATACATGACTCGAGCATTGCACCTGAGTCAATATCTACTATCTGAGTACACACACTGTTACCTTGGATAGGTTGAATAAGTAGCAAGCCATTCTCTAATAGTACAGGCTCAACAGTGCTAAGGATAGCATTAAGGTCAGCATATTTTGAGTGATGACTTTGTGCGTTCTTAGTTACCTTACCAATGGCTAACTTTGCCCTGTGTAGTTTTTGATGTAGAGTAAGTGTGTTACTCAACTCATTTAGCTCCTTGATTTTCTCGGTAGCTGTTTTGATTTCATTTTTCATACTGTTTTTATTTTCATCAAAGATAAGAAACTTTTGCATATATAATAAATAAAGTTATTAACAATCAGTTGTTAACTCATCATCCTTATCCTCATGCACCTCATTTAGTGCCTGTTCCAATAGGTTAATCTCATTTGCACACAACTCTCCAAATATTGATGCAGCACATCTCAAGAATGTTGCAGCTTTAATTAGCTCTTCTTTTTTTGCTTTCATATCTTGTATGTTAGTTCCTCTCCAGTCAGTGCAAAGTATAGGTTTTCCAACTCATGAACATACTTGATACCATTTGAGAATCCAAACAATTTAGTAATAACCCATCCTTTTTTAAATCCGTTTATGCTTCCATAATAAGCAAGTTCTAAATTATCATAAGGCTTAGGAAAACTATAAGACATATCCAATACAGATTTAAACCCAAACCTAATCAACCACTCCTCACTTATCTCAAGAGCCTGATAAAAATAATCAATCTCATCATCTAATAAGTTCTCAATATCCTCTAAGTTAATGAGTCCTATCTTATAAGTTCCATCACCTAACTCAATCTTATATGAGTTACCTAATCTAATTTCATGTGAGTCTAATGTCATAATTTAATCAATTTCATTATTAATCCCCTTCACAGGGTGTTTATATTTCTTTCTAAGATGTTTCAACTTTACTTTGAACTTTGGCATTTTTAGTTTGATTCTCATATCCCTAATGTAAATTGTTCATACCACTCAACAAAACTATCAAAGTCTCTCACAATAATATACACACCTCCTGCCCTTTCAATGGAGGCTTGATATTCCTTTTGAACATCTGACTGTCTGTCTTTTCCATATTTTATCTCAATCTTAACTGACCGCCCTCTGATCGTGGCAGAAATATCTGCAGTTCCTTTGGTTGACTGTCCAGGTGTCCATTTGCCCGGTAACTGTTTTGTGTGTGCCATGATGCCAGATCCGACCGGTATCTTTGCTCCTTCCCTGTACTGACCTTGTGAGCTTATTCTCTCAGCTTGACCGCCCATGAACTGTATCCATGCAATGACACACTTTGTCAAGGCATTAGCAGAGTTATCTGTCCAATCAGTTTTAGGGATGTATGCCTCTGGCATGTTAGGATACTTCTGTTTCAACTGCTCCATCATAAGAGCATTGAGTTTTTCTTTGTTAATTCGTTTCATATTATTGTCTACGTCTACCACCTTCAAATGGGATGATTGTTAAATTAAAAATCTCATAAATTATCTCAGATGATGAGTATCCCCCAAAATCAAATTGTAAATTATCATCCGTATCCCAGTAGCTTAAATATAGGGTAGGAATTCCTTTGTAAAAATCTAAGAATAAATACTTTGTGTAATTATAAATACCATACTCAGCAAATACATTCAATACTTTTTGATTGTGTATTGTACATTGACCTGTTTCGGTTTCATACCCTGAAAATTCAAAATGTAAATCTCCTTTTTTTAACCTGATAAAATCAATTATCTCATCTTTTGATGCTGTTTTTAATCTTTGTGCTGTCATTTTTTCTCTATTTTAATTATCCAATTATTAACTGTTGTTCTGCTAACTTGTAAAATCTCAGATGCTGTTGTTCTATTTAGATTAGGATCTGATTGATACATAGCTACAAATTTATCATACTTATTAACTCCATTACTTGCTTTAATAATATACTTCATATCCTTTTTATCCTGTGATTCAATCTTAACTTTTTTACTCATGTTAATAAAGTAGTCAGACAGTTTCTCAGCTTTCAACATAGCATCTGCACCTATCAAACTATAAGAGCCATCATTCTCTTCAATATCATAGCTCCATAAAGCATTGAGAAGGAGTGCAAATCTTGGGATATAGCTCTTTTGCTTAGGCAACATTGACTTCATATATTCATTCTCACTATCACTGTTCTGCATCTCAGTAATCTTATTGAATATTCTCATCCATTGTATCTTAGCCTTTGGAGATAGTATTGCCTTAATAGGCTCAATATCATCCTCTTGATTGTATTTAACCCACTCTCTTTTAACTGTATCAAAAAACTTAACAACATACTCATCATACCAAATTAAGATACGGTCATCCATCTCATTTTCATTGTAAGTATCAACATACAAATCAGGGAAAGTTATTAACATCCTATCTGTAAATCCATTCTCTTTGTTCTCCTCTGTATTAAACTGATCAAAGATACTTGGCTGGATACCTCCAAGCACAGGGATGTGAGGTTTATCAACAAATGAACTCTTAGCTGTTTTTCTGTTCATACTTACAGCCTTACCACTCCAACATGATAGCCAAAACTCAAGGTCAGAACCTGCCCTATATTTGTTCATGTCTTTAAACCATCCTGCAAGCTCATCTTTGAACACACCCACAGCGTTTTTATTCTCTTCATGCAAATCAACTAATGCCTCAAGAGTGATGTCATTAACTATAAATTGAGTCTTTTTAGGTTTACGTACCTCCTCTGAATGCTCCTTATCCTTTTTATCTTTTTTATCATACTCTACCCACTTAGCATACTCCTTGATATACCTCCGAATATGTGTGTTATTTATAACCTCAAGAGGTCTAATCATTTGGTTAATGCTTGGAGTCTTACCTATCCCTGCTTTACCTACTAATGAGATCCAAACTGTTGCATTCTCAACCCATCCTGTCTTAACTTCGAGCTTCAATGAGTTACCAACTATCACTGATAATAGCCAAAGGAATGAGCTACCCATGTAATCAATAGATAGACCTAATGTTTTAGCACTCTCAAGGATGTAGAGTTGAATATTCTCAGGAAATATATCGATAGGAAATGTCAACTTATCAAGGTCAACTGTAGGTCTATCCTCTATATCAATTTTTGGCACTCTTCGAGTTCCATAGCCTTTTTGATATAAATCATTTGCAGCATCTTTGAAATCACCAAAATGAAACTTATGAGCGTATATTGCAAATGGACTCAACAACTTCTCTGCAGGATACTGTGTTCCTGTACTGAATAAGTACATGCATCCACTATCTTTATACACATATCCTGAGTGAGGTGAAGTAGCTCCATGCCGTCTTATGATGTAATTCTTAGTAGTGTTTCTTACAATATTAAACTCATCTGATATAAGATCTATTGTGTTGCTTTGATTGTTATAATCATCCCAAGGACTTATCTCATTATCATTAACCTTATATTCTTTTTTAGTAGGTTTATCCAGGTTAACCTCTTCAATATAGTTGTAAGTCCTCGAAATAGACCAAATAATCTCTCTCTCTTCCTCTGTAATGTACTTAATATCATGATACTCATTCTTACCAAAGAAATTACCATATAGAATAAACTGTCCACCCCTGCCTCTTGATTCAATAATAGCCTCCTTCATTCCTTTAAGCTTGGCTATCTTAGTATTACCACTATGAGCTGTGCATTTATAGATGATATGATAGCCATCCTTCATTGTTTTAGCAATGACTACCTTCTCATCAAAGTCTGAGATATTATCTCTTAGGAATGATATATACTCATCCCACCATTTTTGTCTATCTGGAAGGGATGGGAGCACCTTGAGATCAACATCAATACATTCAATGTCATTGAAACCTGCTCTGCACCCATAAAGAGGTGCATTGAGTTTATCAATATCATCTGTAGTCTTGCATATTTGCTCAGTCCATTTTAACTCTTGAGGCTTTTTTGTAGCATCACAAGGTATTATGCTATAACCCAAGCCAGCTAATTTTTTTAAATAGTCTTTTGTAATCATATTACTGTTTTTAATCCACTGTTATAAAAAAAAGTAAGGGGGAAAGGAACAGTGAACCTTTTAAGTGGATGCCTCCGACAACCCCTTGAACAAAATTAAACATATTTTTAATAGATAAATAGATACTTTATAAACATTATTAACAAACTTATTAACTGTAAACTACTGTAAACTACTGTAAACTTTTACTGTAAACCTTTTTAGGTCATTTTTTCAGTAATGACGGGGGTTTCAGAGCGTTTCAACTGTAAACTTTACACTTTTTTAAAAAATTATTTTTTTTCTGCTGAGTAAAAATAAAAACTGATAACCTAAATACTGTAAAGTTTACAGTAAATTTGAGTTATTGATTTGATTTTCAGTTAATTACAGCGTTTTTGGTTTACACTTTAACTGTAAACTGTTTACAGTGGTTTACACCTATAAAAAAACCCTCCATGCAATGCAAAGAGGGTCAAACAAATAATTAATCAAAACAGTATGGACTACAAATTTAATTCTTTGTAGAGATTATTCTTAATTCTGAACTTAATTTTTCGTAATTGTTTTAAACAAAAACAGTTCATGACGTCATCAACAAGGTTATGGTCTTCATTGTAATTCTCAAAGATTAACATGAGCTCCTCAATATAGTCAAGGTATATTTTATCCTTAATTGAGATTAGATCATGATGAGTCTTAAGTCCATGTATCACACTTGCATGATCTCTGTTAAACATTGCCGCTATCTCATACAGTGTAAGTCCTTCCTCTCTAAGTAGGTTGTAAAGATAGAAACGCTTGTAAGTGTAGTGTCTATATCTGTGGCGCGCTTTGAGGTCATTATCCTCAATGTATTGTATTATGTCAGTCATTTTTCGTTAAAGTAATTATAAATTAATCCTATTCCAATTATTAAAAATCCCATTGCAAAAGTAAATATTGCCATTTTTGCCTCCTCAGCCATTGTTCACCTCCTCTACTTTATAACCCCATTGCAGGAATTGTTCTAATGAGTCACGCTCTTCATTAGGATACTTAGGATCAAATAGACATCCATTAGCATCCAGCCAGCAGTACCACCATGTGCCACCTTCCTCTTCAACTGTATCCTCAAGCCATATCTTGTATTGTTTCATATTAATTAAACCTATATCCTTCAAATACTGCTCATGTTTCTCTGGAGTGTCTAATCCCTCTGGCATTCCATACTGATCCATTCCTATTGCTATGCGAATAGCTCCTCTAATGACTGAGTCTGGGTGTATTGAGTTACCATTTTGCAGCATTACCTCTATGCTTTCAAGTAGCTGTAGCATTTCTAAGTTTTGTTTTTTCATATCAATTAAATTTTAATGTGTAAGCCATAGCTTTCCATGCTAAGACTAAACGGGTTGGGTTTGTTATTTGCATTCTATTCTGATTTAAAGGTTATTTCTTTTCCTGTTAATGCAAAGTACAGATTTTGTAGTTGGTGGACATATTTAATAGATTCCTCTAAAATAGCCCAAGAATTAAAATAAACTCTACCTTTTTTATGGTACTCTAATTCATTTGCTATTTGTATTGTTAATTTTTCTTTGTCAAATTGACTACTTACTTTTGATTTTACAAATCCAAACTTTAACAACCATTCTTCAGTTAGTGGTATTGGTTCAAATCCAATTCCTCTATCTACATTTACAAGGCATTTAAATAAATCATAATTTGTAGATAACAAAACAACTTGCCCATCTTCTAAAACATAATTATTTAATCTTAATTCTTTTGCTTTCATTCTATTCTGATTTAAAGGTTTCGTTGTAGTATTGTTCTGGTTGATAACATTGAGAACCATAATCATTGCTCCCTTGATTATAAGCATCCATTATCTGCTCTTCAAACATTTTATTGGCTTGTTCAATTATTGGTTCATCCATTTGAATTGTTAATCCAGTTAGTTTATTTATTTCTTTAACTAACCATTCTACTGCTGTTTTCATTCTATTCTGATTTAAAGGTTTGTTTAAAGTAAGCATCCATTAATTCTTGAAATGTTTTACCACTCTTTTCAATTGGATTACAAATTATTAGTTTAGCTAAACCAACTGAATTTTTTATTATCTGCTCCCTCTCCACCTCTAAAAATTTACTAAACTCATTGACAAATGTTCTGCCCTTCTCAGTGTGTATGTCAAACAGTGATGGATGTAACTCCTCTAATCTTGCAAATGCTTGCTGTAATGCTGTTTTCATGATAATCTCTTTTGTTCGTTAATACCTTTGAATAGCTCAGAGCTTGACTCAATCATGCCGGTGGCCTTGAGATAATCAATCTCAATCTTTGCACTCTGAATGATAACAGAGCCTATCTGAGCCACTGCCTGTGCCTTTTCAATTTCTTTATTAAGTTCCTCTGTTGTGAGCTCATCATTATCCAATCTCTCTAATGCTGAGAATAAGTGATCTCTAAGATCATTGATTTTGTTTCGTGCCATTGATTTTCTTTTTAAGTTTACTATTTAATTTAATTACTTCCTGTATCTCAACAGGAAATCTTTGTATGGTATTCCTATCCATGTTATTACGCATGTCAATCATTTCAAGGTTATTAATATCCCAATGCATTGTGTTGCCATCTTTAAACCTCACAACATGACCAGGAGGGATTGACCCATTATGTTGCTCCCATACCACTCTATGCATCAACCTCCAATCACTATCTTTTATCTTAACATAAGCATAAGTCCTGCCCTCTTTGTCAGTTCTAAAATTGATAGTTCCAACCGGTTGTGTGTTATGTGGCTTGCTACCTTTTTTAAACATGGTAGGTTTAACTCTATCATATATATGTTCCGGCATCTTGGCTCCTTTGTTGTGAGGTTTATTACCTTTTGTAAATCTATGCTTTTTTCCAGCCTCAATTAGATTATGTCTGCCAGATGTTTCAGATGCAAGATATTCTTTTGACTTATGCAATCCCATTCTATGAGCTTTATTTGCCACAGTGCAGTACTTAAGTCCAAGCTCATTAGCCAGGTCAATGGTTCTCATGTGAGGGAATTTTTCTTTTATAATATCATCTAAGTTCATACTCTCTCAATTTTCATTTTAAATCAGTTGAGTCGTTAAAAAATAAACTTATATGTCTACCATTACTCATGTGATTAACAACAACCTCAAGAAAATTTTTAAGATTATCATAATCTTTAAATGATAATTGTTTCTCTGTCTGAGTTGTGAATGTTTGTTCAAAATAATGAATTCCAGTTCTTTGGTCAAAATGTTCTTCTTGTATTTTCATATCCTCTCAATTTTAATGATTAGTTTCTCCCAAAGGTTGCTCATCCTTCGAGCCTCCCATTCTGAGTCTGCTTGCACAGTCTTTTTTAATATCCTCCAAGCTCCTCCCATGTATCCTCGATAGTGTATTGTCCACATTTTTTAATACTCTTAAATATTTATAATATCTGATTTCATCAAAGCTATCCCAATAGCTTATAATTGCTAAGTTGATTTTAGGCTCTCTCATGCTATCCTACTACTCCGATATACATCAACACAAAAGTGATAGCTAATAATGCAGCAGAGAACACTAAAACGTCTCTCACAGCCTTTTGATCTTCTGTCATGATTAATAATTTTTAAGGTTTGACAAATAAAGTTCTAATCTTGCAAGAGCTCTTGACTGAATATTAAGTCTATGCTTATACTTAGGAAGTAACTCATAGAACATACCTCTACTCAAGTCTTTTAAAGTATCAGATGTTAATCTAATTCGAGTCAACATCCCATCAATCATCCACTCTACATCCTCAACACGCTCAGTTAATAGCTCATAGTCAAGGTATTTGCCTTCACCTCTACACTCATCACAGTCATCTGATACGCTGTGAGATGGATGCTCATAAGAGCTGCTGATTGATACTGTGCCTGTGCCCCAACACTTGCCACATTCTTTGATAAATTCTGCTTTCATATTTGATTTGTTAATTATTATAGGACAAAGTTAATAAGTTTTTTCATATCTGCAAATAATTAGGTAAAAATAATATTAACATTTTATTGTTGATAAGTGAATTATCAGGTCTTGGAGGGATAAAGAGGGATGTCGATTAGATAAACATACATCTAAATTATGTCGAAAATTAGACATTATTTAGACATTATTTAGACATTAAAAAACCTGCTAAGTGTGGGCGACCGGGGACTCCCCAATCCTTTAACCATAGCAGGTGTATTACAATGACCTTATAACTGTTCTTATGGTAAGTACAAAGGTACTATTTCTTTTTAAACCTCTTGACTACGAACTTAGAGGCAAGAGTAGCAACAGCTTTGAGAAACTTATTCTCAGACTCTACAGTTACCTTAGTTCCTGTCTCATCTTTTTTGATGTTCACATCTACTTTCTTACCATCATAGTCAAGCTCATGATTAGTGCCATCTTTGTGGTATTCTATTTCTGCCTTATTTGTTTTAATGATAACATCTGTCTTATCACCTTCAATGTTAACCTGTACTTTTTTAGGTCTGCCTACTTTCTTTGCCATTTTAAAATTCGTTTATTAAACATATAGATACTTTCGCCTGGTCTTTTGCCATACGAATCATTCTCTCATAATCAGGGTTGTTATTAAGTACTAAGCATCCCTCTGACCATCCTCCTATCTGAGTTGCTACCTGTTGACTACCTTTGTTATAGGTTGCACCATGTACATTCATAAAGATAATGTTATCCATTAGCTCAGTAGTTGGGTTAGTTTTAAGATCATTTGTGTAGTCTCTTCTATAAGGTACTTTGGCAACTTGTCTAAGTGCCTCCATTTTACCTCTGTGAAGTCCATAAGCATAACAATCATAGTTCCATCTGTCAGCTTCCATTACTGCGGTTCCTTTGTTTCCTTTGTTAGTGGTGCAAGATGTAACAAATTGAAATGATGAGCCTTTAAAAATATACACTTTGTCATCAAATACATTATTAGCATCCTCATTAGAACGCACAAACAACAGCCACATATCAGATGGAATAGTCTTATAGTTAGATAGTTGCTTGACTCTATCTAAAAGTTGCTTATCAGTGTAGTTTTTAACGTTGCTCATTGGTTTCTACTGTTAATTGTGATAGTGTTGCTGCTACTGTTCCTGCTGTTGCCACATATCCTGCCACAGTTATGACCGCTGCAGGTAGTGTGATAGGTGCAGCAAGGATAACTCCTGCTATTGCACCCACTGTAATGGCTGCCTGTTGTACTCTCTTCCAAAACTTTGGAGTGGGAGCGTTCCATCTTTGTGCTATGCTCATTTTAAATTGATTTCTATTAGTTTCTTAACTGATTGAGTGAGTTCACTTATCTGTTCTGCCAGGTGCTTAATTTCTAACTGAGTCATTTTCTCAATAGCCTCATATTTGAAGCGTGCCTCATTATCAACAAGCTCAATCTTACCTTTCAATCTACCTTGAGTCTCAATTATTTGCTTTTGTTCCTTCATAACACTTCTCAAATCACTATGTAAACTCTTCAAAAAATACCCTATCCCAGATATAAGTATTGTTATCACTGTAAATGCTACCTCATTAAATCCCATCACAAAATCAATATACTGTTATTATAACCATTTTCTCTAAATCCTCCACATGGACAGTCAAATCTACACACTTCCCCACAGTTACATCCACAATGATCTATCATAGGTCTTAGGTCAGTATCTCTGTTCACCTCTGCAGTGAACTCAGGATATAAATCCTTGTTAGCTATCAAGTAGCGAGTCAACCTGGTCTCAAAGAATGAGGCCTTTTGTGCGTAGTGCTCCATCCCAAAGGCTACCTCTGAGCGAGTTACTGAGCTTGAGAAATCTCCAAACTGAGTCTGCAGTCCTTTGTTCTTAAGTTGATATGTCAAGCCAAACACAGCATCCTCTGCACTCCTCCAAGCTATGACAGGTTGAATATATGCAACAAGTGCCTCCTCAACATTAGTCAAGGTCTGAGCATTGTACTTAGTGAGTAGATAGTTGTAGAATGTAGTGCCTAAGATAGGCATAACTCTGAGCTGTGCCTGTGTTGCTATATATGGAGTAACATCTGTTACATCAACATTGGCTGTGATAGGTGTGTTAGTCTTTAAATAGGTCTCTGTTATAAAGTATATCATGGTGCTGCAGGTGTTTCTGTTTGTATAACATCACCTCCCTCAATTGGAGGTAGTGAAGCAAGAGCTCTTATCTCATTAGGTGTCATTTTCTCAAGTACCTTAGTAGCTACCAATGGACTCAATGAGTTCAAAGCATCTGATGTCTTAGAGGTATCACCTTCAAGCTCAATTATGGTCTCATTAATTATCTGGAAGTTGTTAATTGAGAACTTGCCCGGTATCTTAGCAATGGTCATTATCTCATTAACTATCTCCTCAACTTGTCTCCTCAATGGCATGACTACATTTTTCTCAAATACAACATAAGCCTGCTTGATATCACTGCCTGATCCAAGAGATCCTTGAGTTCTTACTCCCATAAGGATGGGATCTATTGTGTGAGCAAAGCATATCTGCTCAGTGTTAAGGCTTGATGCCTCTTGAAACAACTTATCATTGCTGTTAGTTGGTAGGCTTTCAATCTTAGGTAACTGATCTTGATTATTAGCAAAGAATGCAACAGCCTTACCGGCATTAGCGGCACCTTTCAACCTATCAATGGTCTGCTTAATCATGTGTTTCTCCTCCTCTGACTGTGGTCTCTTAGGGAACATCATAGCAAAGGATGGGAATATTGAGTTTTGAATGTTACTCTTAGCGAAGTATGATAGCTCGCCACTCAAAAATGCAAAATTAAGTGCCGAACTGTACTGCGGTAATGGATACCACTCCTGGCCCAAGGTCATTAACTCATAGCAATATAGTTGCTCAAGGTCAGTGTTAGCAGGATGATACTTTTTTATCTCTCTCACATCAATGCGAGCTGTCCAATCCTCACAAATAAAATATGTTTCCTTATCTCTTGAAATCCTAACTCTCTCAGGTGAAATGTTCTCAACTTTATATATCTCTCCTTTCTTATTATAACACAACTTGAAGTAAACTCTATGGTGAACTATCAACTGTTGAGCTATGGCTCTGATTGTTTTACCTAACTTGAGCTTTCTCTCAAAGGTATATAACTTGAGTTTATCCTCTTGAGACATTTTCTCAGTCTCAATAGTGTATCCTCCACCTGTTGCTGAGTTAGTCTTAAAGTCAACGATAGCACCATGCAAAGGTGATGAGTAATATAGTTGATTAAGTAACTCTGGATAGAGATTATCCTGCCCAAATGGAATGTATCCTGCTATCTGATAGCGGCCATTAACATAAGGGAGTGATAGGTTGGCTCCGCCTACCTTTTGAAATGGAGTAGAGAAGGATTGATATCCCTCAACTATCTCTGCTGTTTGTGGCTTGCTGCCTATAAATCTGTTATACCATGCCATTAGTCATAGATTGAATTAGTTTGTATCCCTGCCACTACCATGCGGCCCTCCTCTATCATAGTCAATCCTGTAGGATCAACTGTTGGAGTAGTACTCTCATAAACTTTATATCTGTATTGTCCCTTAATAAAGTCTATATCAATAGGCTCATCGATAGTAAATAGGTTATATCTTGAAGGCCATGAGGATGTATCAACTCCCTGCCAATAGATAGGGTTAGCTGTAGTGTCAAACTCATCCTCAAATTCAAATAAATAATAAGGATTAGAGATTGTTGTAACCTCTGTAAGTGTCAACACAAAGGTGTTAACTGTATCCTTCTCAAGATATATCATACCTATATTGTATCTCAAAGAAATAATTATTAAAAAAGCCCCACCGAAGTGAGGCTCTTAGTTTATAATCTATGGCAAGATTAAAGGAGACTTGGTATGATAGTAGCATCAACCTCATAAGCCAAAAACTCATTCTCAGCTACAAGTGTTACACTGTACTTAGAGCCATCTGCTCTTGTAGTTCCTGATCCTTCACCTGTTGCAGATAATTGCAAAAATGGGAAGTACCAATATTTACCATTAGCATCCTCAACAATACCTGCTAAGTACTGTTGTCCTGCTCCTAATACTTTAATAGCTTTTGATTTCTCTTGATCTCTTCTATGGAACATCAAATTGATAGTTGCAGTTACATAGCTTGAGCCATTAATTAAATCAATAGCAGAGTCCTCTGTAAATGAGGATACGTTTCTTCTGAACTCTAACTCAATGAAGGGGTCAGCTGTAGGTATAAATGTAATACCATCAACAATCCAATTAGTTCCTGTCTCATCTGTAGAGATAGATTGGATGTTATCTTGTTGGTTTACATAGAACTTATAGATACCTCCTGAGTTATTGTCACAGCTTTTTAAAATTGTTTCTAAAGTTGCACAGCTCATTTTAGTTGTTTTTTAATGTTTTAAAATAGGGGGTATTTCTACCCCCGTTATATTTTAGATATAGAATGCGTTATACAATACTATCTCTGCAGGGTTAACATAATGGAATCCTACTTTCATGTTAGCACGAGTTCTCAAATAAGGCTCAGCTACAGTGTCAGATAAGTTAACAGCTTTCAATGCTTTGTCATCACCCTCTGCATCAAATGCATAGATAAGGTTATTTCTCAAAGTCAACAAGATAGTGTTATCTGGCATCCCTTCACACACAACTACATTGATTCCTAAGAATGTTAAACCTAATGGAGTAGTAACATAAGTCAAAGTGTTACCTTGTGCAGCAGCAAGCTCATAAGCGTTAGCTACATTAGTAGATACATAAAATCTTAACTCTGATTTTCTTCTGCTAATAGTTGAAGGAGCAGCAGCAAGTACAGCACTCAATTGGTCAAGTACATTTGATGTATCAATAGCACCATCATATAAACCAACTACATCTGTATCATAGAACAGTGGAAATAAGTATCCAGTACATAAAGACAACAATGGATCCTCAGACTCAGTGTTACCCTGCCATCTCAACAACTCGATATCTTGACCGATAGTCAGTGCCATCTCATTCCAATAGTATGACATAAAAGATGCAACAGTGAAATCACCATTAGATCCTTTTGCCATTTGCAATGCTAAGAATGATTGCTCTAAGTCAAACTGACATAATTGAGCCATAGCTGACAAAGGACATACATCAATATCCACTGCATCTAATGAATCATTAGGAGCAGTGAAATTACAAGTAGATGCTTGTAAGATGTTACCAAAAGTTACATTAGCAAGTTTTGTCTTTGACTTAATGCCCGGCAAAGAGCGAAAGTTAGATGCAATATCCTCTGATTGAAGATATGCTTTGGAGTAGAACTCCTCAGGGTTGGCACACAATAATGCGTTAGTCTCAACCTCTAAATTAAATTTTAAATTACGGTTCATTTTATTTGGTTTTTGAAAATTTTACAAATTCTTTAAATAGCTCTCTTGAGCTCATCTTTTGGTTCTTAGCCTCAACCTCAATCTCCTCATCTCTTGGAGCTAAGTACTCCTCCATTTGGTTCTTAAGGTCAGCTATGATAGCAAGTAGTTGATTAACTTGCTCCTCAATCACAGGTGATACTATTGCAAGTACAGCCTCAGCATCAGTAGTTGGGTCAACTGCCATCTCAACATCCTCAGCGGCAGCATCTGCCTCCTCCTCTTGCACATCCTCAGCAGCTTCATCAACTGTAGTCTCAGCTTCCTCCTCAACAGCTGGCTCTTCTGCCATCTGTTCTTCTGCCATTTCAGCAGGTGCATCCTTAATCTCGATAACCTCACCGTCTTTTACGACATAGATTTTATCCTCGATCAGATGTTCTCCATCAGGTAACTTCATTGTATTTAGTTTTAATAATTCCGATAGTTTAAGTCCTAAGAATCCCTCAATAGAGTAACCTACTTGACCTGACTCAACAAGGCTATCATAGTACTCCTTATCAGTTACTTGACTTGTTAGCATTAGAGTTCCCTTAGGTACTTCAATACCATAGGTAGTGAATGCTTTATCCTTTTTAGGGTTCTCAACTATCCAAGCCTCAAGGATGTAAGCAGGGACTTTCTCCTCTGCCTCATGCTCTAAGTTAAAGATATCTTTGTTCTGTAGGTTCTGCATGAACTTAGCATGTATAGACTCAATGACCTCCTCTGTGAATAGCACATCATACTCAGTGCCATCCTCATCTCTGCGATAGATTGACATTGGTATCATAGCAGGTGCTACAATTCTCATCTTAATATCATCACTGAATGTCATTGGAGTAGCTTGATTGAATGCCATACCTTTTACCTTAATAGCAGGCTTGGCAGTGAAGGCAATCATTTCAATACCTAACTCCTCCCCATCAGAGTACTCAGGGTCAATAGTTATCTTATAGACAGGTCTATCCATGCCTATATTGTAAATAGTGTTATATTTGTTAAAAATTAAAATCTATGGTAAAAATTTTAGAGAAAGAAATTCCTAATCAATTGAAGGAGTTAACAGTGCAACAGTTTGAGGATATCACATCTATCCATGCACAACAGGACTTAGATGCTATTGAGAAACATCTTAAAGTATTTGAGTTGTTTGGTATCACTGAGAATGACTTTGAGGACACCACCATTGAACAGTTCAAAACTTATGTCAAGGAGTTTAACAACATCAAAGGTAAGCCAGAACTACAGTCAACCATTGAGCTTGATGGTTATAACTACACTGCCTTTGAAGGTGAGGAGTTTAAGCTATCAGTGAGAGACACTAAGCATATTGAGAAGGTCATGAACTCTAAGCATAAAGGATACATCTCTGAGATGTTAGCTATCTTATTCAAGAGAGATGACCTAAGCAAAGCAGAACATTATGACACTACTCATATCAAGCATAAGGCAAAAATGATAAGAGAACTCAAGTCAGAGTTAGCAGTTCCTTACTTAGTAGAAATTGGACAAAAACTGTCCAAAGAAATCAAGAAAAATGAAGCTCCCGAAATCGTGGAGTGAGATTGATGTCCTGCAGTTTAAAGAGATAAGAGAGTTATATTCTATTGAGGAGGTATTTGCCAGAGAGATAGAGATACTCTCAGCTCTTGCAGGAGTGAGCTCAGATGAACTTGAGGACTTAGATGTGAGTGAGGTAAGTGCCATGCTCAATGATATTACATTCATTAACTCTGAGCCATCTAAGAACTACAAGAGAGATATTGATAAGTGGAAGTTTAAGCCACTATCTAAGCTGACCTGTGGTGAGTTCATTGACTTAGAGTATTTCTTTGCCAATGACTATATTAAGCATCTTTGTCATATAGCATCTATCATGTACAGGCAACATACCACTAATGAGTGGGGACAGTTGAGCTTTGAGCCTTATGAGTTCAATCCATTTGACCGGCATGAACTATTTGATGAGTACTGTATCAATGATATCTATGGTATCATACCTGAGTACCTATCATTTAGACAGGATTTCATGGATAAGTATCACTTACTTTTTAATGAAGAGGATGGAGATGAGGAGGATGATAATAAACCAATGACCTCTGATGAGTCTAAGGCACAAGCTGAGCAAAAGTCTGCTGTGAAATGGGGATGGGAGAGACTACTCTACTCTCTTTGTAATGAGGACTTGACTAAGTTTAAGCAAGTAACTGACCTACCTCTTGTACTTACTTTTAATATGATGTCAATGAAAAAAGAACTTAATCTATAACATACCTCTGAATGATAGAGGAGCTGAGAAATCTCCACCTATAGGCTCAAATGTATAAATGATAGAACGCTTATCACCTAATATATTTGCCACTTGTAATATAGGATACCTTTCAACCATCCATTCAGTATATTGAGAATATATTTCTGTTGTTATACCTTCTGAATCTAATCTCCTGGATAACTCTGCACAGAAGTCATAAGGTGTTATGTAGATAGTTCCATTATTAAGAAACCCAAAATAATACATAGCAATAATCTGTATCTCAAGTTCACCTAATGCAGGGATTTTAGCATTGATACGCACTGAGTCATACATAGCTCCTGTATCAATAGCACCATCCTCAGATATTATCTGCTGCAGAATGCGTTGTATCTTTCTCCTTGTAGGATACTTGACATTGAATATACCATTATTTGCGTAGCGTGCCATTATTCAATTGGTGGAAATGGTGAAGGCTTAGGCTCGAACGGACTCAAAGGAATATCTAATAAGTAAGCATATTCAGTTGGTGCAATATCTGCCTCATCTTGTTCACTTAAGAATAAAAAATATACATCATTAATATCCTGTACAAAGTTAAAAAATGTATCTGCATCAAAGAATACTCCTT